TTGATAAGCAGTAGATTCTCTTGAGCATCATTAATCCGCCCTTTAATGTAAGCATCCTTGCTTGGCTCTCTTTGATAGATCACTTTGAGAATTCCGTAGCTACAAGTCAATGCTGCTCTTACCGTTGACTTGGCTCGATTCTTTAATTGCGCATGTTCTAGAGCTCTATTGGTTACTGCTTCTAGTGTTCTACAAAAGAGCTTGAGGTCCGCGCCCGAATTTAATGGTGCTGTAGAGATCTCTGGGTTTCTTGCGTATACATTTGGCAGAACGGCAGAGATAGTGCCGTGTATTAAATTAGCTCTAAGGCTGTAGAAGTCTTTGCTGGTTGGGTCTGCATTCCAATTAAAGCCGGCCACCGTATTGCGGTTATGCCTTACGCGCTTATGAAAGGCTGACCAGTGAGCGCGCGCATGAGTGATGCGGGCAGTCCATTTTTGTTGAAGAGCTTTGGGGTCTTGGGGCACAACTTATTTATAGCTTGTGTATCCTTTAGCTAAGAATTTATTTGGGATAAATATATAGGAACGACAGTCATATTTAAACTCAATAAATCTAGGCGCCTTTAATTTAACTGGCCGCCATACTTAGATATTTGTGCAACAAAAAACCTATCAGTCTCCACCCCGATAAGGTGCTTAAACTGCTGCCTTAGCAATGGAAAAAATAATTGCGCACACCAAACAGCATCATAGACCTGACCATTTTCTTCGCATGCCTCAATTAATATCGCCGCCTCGTCGTCGGATAGCTCATCCAAGATGGGCTTGATTAGCTGGCAATAGCTCTCGGCAGATCGGTAATTCGGTGCTGATTTAATCGTGTCTATTAGCACTCGGTTTGCTAGTTTTTTGTCAAATTTTTTAAATGCTGGCAATAAGTCTTCTATCTTAGGGCGCTCAGGATCTATTCTTGAAGATTGTATTTTACTCAAGAAGCCTGGCGGAATTGAGCCATCTAAAGATAGAGGGATGATGCAAACTCCATTCCTGCTTGCCGCTATTCCTGTTTCCTGAAGACAATAGTCAGAATCTAAAAAATTACAGCTTAATAAGCAAATAAAAATAGATGAATGGTTTATTTCCTCCAGTATTTTATCGGCCCACTCTTGTGAAACATCTATATCTTCATGAGCCAAGAAACTTTCAAGGCCTACATAATTAAGTATGTTTTTTATCTTGCCCGCAAACTCTTTGTCTTTAACTGAATAGCTTATAAAAACTTTTTTATTGGGATTATTCGCTGGGACAGCAATCCCGCCAAACTCTAAAAAATTTAATAGCTCTGAAAATGCATTCCAAATTGATTCGCGTCTTTCTGCATACGACTTAAAGGCCGATAGGAAGAATTTCTCCACCTGATCAATTGATCTATATTTGATTACAAACTCCGGGATCAACTTTCTAAGAGCTGGATTCTGGACAAGAAGCTCTCTCTTCTGCTGATAATCGTCATCAGCCATTTTTTCGGATGATGTCACGTGAGTCACCACTGAATTCTGTAAGTTGGTGGCTATTTGAAATAATTTCTGCATTTTGAATATCTATCCTTATAAAGGACATTACATGAAAAAAGGGTACCCCAATCAATCGCAATTGAAAAGTATTGATGAAATTGGCTAAATCTGTAAAGATTGTCAGGACATTAAAGGACCAATCATGCAAGATTCGCTATCAACCTATCCAATATTAAGAGACATTATCAACTCTGAAATAAAGAAGAAGAAGGATCGCATTACAGAATATGATAAGTTAGTAGCGATCGAACTAAACGCTTATAAGGAAGCATTTGAAGATGAATACGCTTCTAAAAACTTAAGTCTACATTTTGAGCCAGTTCTTCATAAAGGCTCGCCAAGTATCCGCGCTCAGATTAGCAACCCTCAAAATTCATTTGTAATTCATATTCTTCTAGACTCCTACTCTGTCCCTTTTCTTATTGGTCACATGGTTGCTAATTTAAGCGGCACTCAAGAGGGTGGTGAAATTGCAAGAAATTGTGAACAAATCAGGGTAATACTAAAAAAACGAATTGAGTCGAATACAGTTGGTTGGTAACTTGAGCAGTGGGATAGGAAGGAATCCTGTGGCTAGGTTTAGGGTCCTCAGTATGATAGTCAAATGGGCACTAGGCGGAAGAACTATCCAATACTTTTAGGTGAAAGAATGGCAATGAAAAGGAGTGTCTAGTTCTCTTTTCGAATCTGAGTAGCCTGAGCAGTATCAAACCACCCACACAATCAACTTTAATCATTTATCGTAATACCCCTTCTTAGCCGAACACGACCGATCAGCCCTCATAAATCACCTCATTTGATGGGATAAATTGTTATATAAAAAAGGTTCTTATTTTTTTAAACATTAATTTCGGCAGCCCTCCGTGCCCGCATTACCCCATATCTAGTTGCATCCCAGGCATGGTCCTCGGCATCCGTATCCACATCTTCTGGGTTTAATGAGTCTGGCGGTAATTGGGGGATAGTTCTTAACCAATGCTTACAGGTTGAGAATATCTTGAGTCTATCCTCAGCCAGTAGCCGGATGATTTCTTGAGCACCGTTCACTCTGCTTCTGGGAGCGTTATAGGCTTCAGTCCATTTAACCCCTTTATCTCTGAAGATTTGCCCAATGGATCGCTCTGCTCCTATCTTGGAAAAGATGGATGGGTCAGCTAGGTTCATGCGATATTCATATCCAAGACGTTGGTCGTGAATTTCTATCTTCTTGATCTTCTCGGCTACCACCGTTGCATCCTCCCTGGTACCGGTGTTTTCTTTATCGCCATATCCATAGAGCTCTCTCCATAGGTAATAGACTCCGTCGTTGGATAGAGCAAACCAGTAGACGGCATATGGCCTGGCATAACCCCAATCCATTGAGCGCCATACTTTCCATGTTGGTGGAATTGCGAAGGGTTCTACAACGTGTTTAGAGGGCTGCCATACGCCTTCCAAGAAACTTCCCACATGGATATCCCAGTCACCTTCTAACCATGCCCTACGCCTATTTGGATCGCTTAGTGACTCTAAGCTCATGAGGTAGTTGGGGTCATTTCTGAGTAGGTGAGTGTTCTCATAAATCGTCGAATGTATTCGGACCCTGGGTAATGCGCCTTCTTGCTTAATGATCTGTCCTGCCGGTATTGCACTAATCTGAAATCGCTCCTTCACAGAGGAATGACCCACTCCGAATGGATTGCATGTAGCCCTTACCATCCTTGGCATCCCAGGATGAGATGACCTACATGTGGAATGCATTGCTTCGTAAAAAGAGAGGTTGCGCCAGTTGGTGAGCTCTTCAAATCCTAGCCAAGGGTATTCATGGCCGTGGTAATTCCAGTAGTCGTCTTCGTTAGCTCCATAACGAAAGTACAACATCTCACCGGTAGGCCACTTCCACACGTAGTCAGATTCATTGAACTTGGCACCCGGGAAAATTTGATAGAACCAGCGCTTACTCTTGGCTACTACATCCGCTAGCTGCGGATAGGTGAGGCGAAAGAGTGTTCCGCGCCAGTGATCTCCAAAACCTCTTCCCACGTGTTGGGCATAGCTCATGAGTAAGGTATCAGTCTTACCCCCTCCTCTGGTGCCCTCTAGCAACACTTCATACACTGGGCAAGTCAGAAACAAAGTCTGACTACCGGGCAATGGTGCCCAGATAGTTTTCATGGGTTAGTGTTTTGGCTGGGCGGCTTGCTCCCAATCATCAATACTCATCGCTCCTGGCACCACCAAGACGCCACTTTGTAGTGGCGCCCCATCCTTACCCGTATGCTCGATTGCAGATAGGCGCGGGTGAACATAGGGGGCAGCGTGTCTTGCGATAGTGGCAGCCATGTTCAGGAGTTTGATTCGACTCTCAGCGATCATGATGTCATGATCATGACTTATACCTTCATGAGCATGATCATCATGCTTAGTGCAGTTTTCAGCCTCCTTGTAGAGCTCCATCATGGTTCTCATCATGACTTCTAAAGGTGTAATGCCCTGCGCGGCGGCTACCTCTGCGATTTCACGAGTCCTCTTGGTGAGGCTGCCCTCTTTACGCCCTGCTCCTGGCCTAGCTCCTCCTTTAGTTGCGGGCTTTGGTTTTAGCTTTGATTTCTTTTGATTGTTTTCAATCATGATGATGCTTCTGGTCTTCTGGTCTTCTGATCATCTTCAAAAGATGAGGTTGCAATGCCACTGAATCACCAAAAGGTTCATCAAACTCAATGATGATTCTCTGGAATAGGTCATGACGACTTTGAGCCCCACGATGCTTTACAACTGTGCCTATTCGGCCACTTGGGGTTTTAACGATTGATCCGATTGGGAAATCTTCCATATCGGGTCGATCAATAATTCCGGCAATACATGGGTTAGCTTGCATTGGAGGCCTCCGTCGTAGTTGGGGTCTCTTTTCTCTTACGCAGCTCAGAAAAGATTCTAGTTTTGAAAGAGTCATAACTCTCCGAGCCTTGAGCTCGCATTCCGAGTTCTCGTCCCTTAAGGTCAATTCCCTCATTCGATTTCCACCAGGTCTCTTCAGAAGATTCTAGGACTTGTGCCTTCTTATGCATCCCTTTCAGAATGGCCAGAACAAATCCAGTGTTGATCGGGGTAGAGCTTGATGCCCTCCTTCGCATTTCCTTTGCCTGGGCAATAGCCACCTCAACATCTTCAACGATTAGGCCTTGTTGAATCAACTGGGTAATACGCTCATCGTCCACTCCAATATTCAAACCCTCCTTTTCAAAAAGAGTTTTAATTTGTTTTTTCCTTTCACCATCGCCCTGTAAAACTTTTTCGTTTTCACCCCCATTGTTTTGTTTGTCTGGAGTATGGAGATTGGTGACTGGTGTCTGGTGTTTGGTGTCTGGTGAGCATTGCGTTCGCAATGCGGTCGCAATGCGAACGCATGCATTGTGAGGATCATTTTCTTGGCGCAAATCATCTGACTGAAATGCTTGCCAACGACCTTCAGCACTCCGTCTAGCCTTTTTTTGCTTATCTTTAAAGCGGGCTATTTCATGATCACAGCGCTCTTGTCTCCAGCCATCATCAGTGAGAGTGAAAAATTCATTTAAGACAGAAACAACTGAATTTTTTTCTTCTTTTGATCTTGCATTGATCAATCGTTGCACTAGCTTTACATCAATCGGCAATGGTTTTTCTGTGGCGTAATACTTTCTAATTAAACGGCTATAAGTAGCGTCTTCGATAAAGGTCAGATGTGCAGTAGCTTCTGCGTAGTCTCCAATGTGATGCTCGTAATAATTCATTTAATACTGTCTCCGCGTTGTTCTGTTCTTGCAAGAAATAATTTATGCAAGAGATGAATCTAACAATCGGAAAGCGTATCGTCAAACTCGTTTTTTCTGAATTTTTCTTTAATTTATTTATCTATCAAATGTCTGTAATCCTGTTTTGAAAAATTCGTGAGAATTTATTTCTTGCGTCAAAGTCTTAATTGATCTACGCGTGTCCACTGCTCTCTTAGCTCTATCAGAATTTACTGACTGGGCTGTAGTGCTTTATTTAATGGGCTTTTGTTACTTCTATGAATAAATATTTTTTTGTAGTCAAAAATTAATTTATGTTTATAAAGTGGGTATTGACTTTTGATTGACCACCAAAATTTCATTGGCTACATTGCAACTCAGTAGCACACAGATTCACTTACAACAACACACAACAGGAGATGAATTTAATGGTGGCAATTCGGTTATACAGCTTGTATCGCTCTTATGGATACACAAAAATGAGTTCTGCAAAAATGGCTTTGCAGGTGTATCGCAAAAATATGAAGCGCGCCCGCCATGGGGGTAATCATGAGTAATACGAACCAACAAACCTCGCCAATAACCTTAATGAGAATTCCGCAAATACTAAAGGTGATGCCAGTTTCAAAGTCTAAGTTCTGGCTGATGGTTCAGAAAGGCGAGTTTCCGAAACCAATCAAGATTGGAAGGTCTTCGTTTTGGACGATTGAGCAAGTGCAATCTTACTTAAGAGAAAGGATGGGTCAATCCACCAATTGAAACATGGCTATCTCCTGAGCTTATGCTATCTATCCTACGGAAAACTCAAGAGATAACTATGCAAACAGGTAACTTATCCAAGCCATTTAGCGTTGACGTATTTAGCGATCGTAAACCCTTAAATGAAAGCCCATGGTTAAGGGTTGGAGAGTTTGATGAGGTTGGTGAAGCTGTAGAGGCTTGCAAGAAAGTAGTCAATGAATTCCTAACCAAGCAAAGACCAAAATTAAAAAGCGCAGAAGATTTGCAGTTTGAGTATCTAAATTATGGCCCAGTGCCCTGCATCATTGGCGCAGAAAACCCTCAGATATTTGAGTTTTATGAGTATCTCAATAGAAGATGTATTGAGTTAGGCCAGCAATAGCCCAACCGCAAGCTCCGTTACTAGACCCTAGTCTTTAGATAGTTCACTACTGATTCCCAATCTGGGAATTCAGGGGTTGCAAAGTGAATATGCTCGCCCTTGAATCGATCTACTCCATTCTTAAGGCGGTCATCGACTAAGAAATCTCCATCATTTAGATTCTTATGGTGACTTAGGATTAAGCGTTTGTATGCTGGCTTACCTAGATAGTCTTTTACCCATAGCAACTTATCGGACCAGGCACTCGGATTGCCCCAGGGTGCGGTTGAAAGAATATAGGTATCGAACATGGTCGCCAACTCTTCATATGCAGCAATTGCCCCTGGAATTGGATCCATCAGATAGAAGATGCCTGGGACTTCATCCAATCGATCTTCGTACTGGTCTTGTATGTGCTCAGGAGTTCTTGCGATGCCCGATGGGAAATCCACCAATACGTTATCCATATCTATGTAGAGTGTTTTCATGTCCGCGCCTTATTTAATTAGAGCCCCGATGCCACTTCCCTAAAACTGTTAAGTGCAGCCTCAATATTTTGAACAATTTCCTCGGCCAATACCTCAGGCTCTGGGAGATTATCTAAATCAGCCAGACTCTTATCCTTCAACCAAAAGATGTCTAAGCTTGTCTTATCACGCGCCACAATTTGCTCATAGCTAAATTTACGCCAGCGCCCTTCAGGATTTTTCTGCTCACTCCACAGTTCTTTACGCTTATGACGATCTAACGGGTTATAGCAGTCAATGAACTCCTTTAAATCATCAGGCCGTAATGGCTTCTTTTTCTGAGTATGGTGGATATTAGTTCGATAATCGTAAAACCAAACTTCCTTAGTCCAGGGCTCCTTACTGGCTGCATGATTATCGAAAAATAAAACGTTTGCTTTTACGCCGTTAGCATAAAAAATACCCGTTGGAAGACGCAAAATTGTATGCAAGTCGGTATTCTCTAAAAGCTTCTTGCGAACCGTCTCACCAGCACCACCCTCAAACAAGACGTTGTCTGGTACAACAATTGCAGCTTGCCCAGTAGTTTTAAGCATAGTGCGAATATGTTGCACAAAGTTCAACTGCTTATTGGATGTTGTGGCCCAAAAATCTTGGCGGTTATAAGTTAATTCGTCTTTTTCCTGCTCGCCCTCATCATTCGTAAAGCTCATGGAGCTTTTCTTGCCGAATGGTGGGTTTGCCAGCACGTAATCAAATCGCTTGCCGCTATCAGAAACTAATGCATCATTAGGTGAAATCATACTTTCGCCATCTATTTCACCAATGTTATGCAAGAACATATTCATTAGGGCCAATCGGCGCGTTCCAGCAACTATCTCATTACCAAAAAAGGTTTCACGCTTTAGAAATGCCTTTTGCGACTGATTCATTTGATGGGCGCTAACTAGAAAGTCATAGGCTGCCAAGAAAAACCCACCCGTACCTGCAGCTGGGTCTGCAATAGTTTTGCTCGGTTGAGGCCTAACACACTCAACCATAGCCTTAATTAAAGCTCTAGGCGTAAAGTATTGCCCTGCTCCAGATTTAGTATCCTCTGCGTTACGCTCCAGTAAGCCCTCATAAATATCCCCCTTTACATCCGCGCCCATTGTTACCCACTTAGTCTCATTGACTAGCTCAATGAGGCGAGAAAGTTTGGCTGGATCCTGAATCTTATTTTGGGATTTAGTAAAAATCGTGCCCAGCATTCCTGGCTTATTAGCAAGCTCACGTAATAGGGTTACGTAATGAACCTCTAGCTCAGCACCGCGCTTTGACTTTAAGCTGTTCCAGTCATATTCCTTAGGAATGCCAACTTTGCGGTTATAAGGTGGCTGACTATATTCATCAGCCATCTTTAGGAAAATTAAATAGGTGAGTTGCTCTAGGTAGTCGCCATAACTAACACCGTCATCCTTAAGAACAGTACAGAAACTCCAGACCTTAGTAACAATTGATGCGGTAGCGTTCATGCGTCTTTTTTCTTTTTAGAGGGTTTTGATTTGGTAACATCGGCCTTAATGCGAACAAGTAATTCGGATGCTGGTTCATCCTTGGGGTCTTGGGGAACTAATTTTCCAGAAAAAGCTTTTTGTAGGATGGATTGGCGAAGAGCAGAGGAATGATGAAGAGAGGAGTCGACTACATCCACAAGTTGATCAATCTCTGATAATTTTAATTCCAACTCGAGATTAATCTGAATTTGCTCCTCTTTTGAGCAAAGTGGGACTGGAATATTTCTTATGTCATCCCCAGATATACCAGACTGTCCCGCAGTAGTACGAATTTTAGTTTCAATAAAAGCTCTAGAGTATCTAGAGTTCAGCGCCCTCTCTAGATATGAAGTCGAAATTTGATTTGAAGAAACTCTTGTTTGAACCAACTTATCTGGGAAAAGGCGCTTTTCATCTGAACGATATTCTGCGCAAACACCCACATAATGACGCGAACCGTTATATCTTGTGAACACGAGATCACCACGTTCAAGATAATAAGAATCAAAGTCACCATTTGAATTATCTAAGTATCTAATGTCTGCCATGTCAAAATATAGAGGACGCACTGCACTTATTCTAAAAATCGGTACCCCAGTATCACCACTAGGTTTTGCCGAAATTCCATTTCGAACAAATGAGCATAGATTGCCATATTGAACCCAACCCCATCCTTCAGGTAAGTTCGGCAATTTTTTCAATTCTTCAGTAGCAAGCGGATCTAGTAGTTTTGGCATCCTCGGTTTTCCACCTTTTTTACCGCTAGCCTCCCAGTCAATGATTTGCTGCCGATGGATTTTTTGCCGTTCAAGCTGAATACGCGTCAGCATTACCTCTACAGTTTCGAATATCTCTACATTTTTTTCACGCCATTTAGCGGTTAATTTACCCTCAAAAGCATGCTTTAGTAGGGCTTGGCGGTAAACCTTAAGCTGCTCTTGTACGAGCTTAAGGTTTTCAACTCCTTTATCCAGCTCAGAAAATAACTCTTCAATTTTTGCAACAATGCGATGCTGCTCAGCAAGTGGCGGAATTGGGAAGTCATAATTCCAAAGTAGGTCTGGATCTACGTGAGGGGTTCCACTACCTTTAGCCCTAGTGTTTATTTGCTGATATTTGGATTGCAGAAAATAGTACGCATAGTCATTAACCATCATCGGGAAATTAATGCGCACTAAGGTACTTCCAAGAGCCCCTTTTACCCCTTTTCCAACTAAACCAGAGCGAGACCCATCCCAAACCATTAAAAAGTCAGACTCGTAACATGGGTGGCAACCTACGCCATCAGTCCATGTGCGGACGATCTTCTCTTCAAAAGCCTGAATATCTACATATGGAATTGAGTGCGAAGAAGACTCATTCTTAGCTTCGTTTTTAGGCTTTTTCCCTTTTTGGCTCTCTACAAAGTCACCAAGCTTTACAAGCTCCCATGAAGATGGAACTTTAGTCTTTATCCCAGACATTCTTAAGCAACCAACGCTTCATTCAGCTCATCAATCAACGGGTCCATCTTTTCACCAAACAGTTGATACATTTTTCCTAATCCGCCTTGCCCATCAAAGGGTGACATTTCTAAGTCATTTCGCTCTATATGAAAAGAGTTTGCCACATGATCACGGATCATCCTTAACCATTGCATTTGCTCCTCATTAAACTTCTCCCCGCCACCAGAGTGATGTTTCATTACCCAGTTTTGGAAATTCCGGCGCACTGTTTCATCAAATGGCGAGATCTTGCTATCTATTTCACATACCCTGCGAATTAAAGCCACTAATGCAGTTAGCTCATTTGCTGGCTGAGTGCCTTTGTACTCATCCAATTGCCGATAGGCATGCCAAATCCTTAATGGGGCTAGTTTGGGCTTATCCAGCTTCAACTTATCCAGAACCTGCCGAATTAAATCAAAACTTAGCTCACGTCTGCGATATGGTTGACTAAAGAATATTGTCAAAGCCGTGATGCTATCTTGATTTGCCTTCAAGTACTCGGCAAACTCATCAACCATGGCTTGTGCGTTTGAAGCTGAATCCTTATCCCATTCAGCTCTAAGCAGCACATCTAAATTATCCCGATCAATTGTCTGCTCTTTCTCGCGCCTAATGGAATCAATCAGATCAACCAATGGTCCATTGAAGACTTGCGCAACCGTTGATACTAATTGGGCTTGTGCTGCCTGCAGTTTTTCTTCGCTTAATTCAGATCCCGCAGGGAGACCTGCCAAATCCAATGCTTTAGCCTCCACATTATCCGCATCAATTGAGCTAAAAAGCTGCCCCACAATTTGAGTTAACTCTAAACCTCCAGCCGCAAGACGAATTTGTCTTTGATCATCAGAATCAAGTTGCTTAGTCAATCTGGCTAAACGCGCTGCCAACGAGCTCACTGTATCTTCATCGGTGGCGCCCATCATGATGCTCATGGCAAGATCTTTTAAAGGGATCGTAGGCTTTGTAATTAATGGCTGACTTGCGGTTTTTAAAGATTTAGTTACACCAACAGCATCAACAATGACATAGTGTGTTTTTGCACTTACAGCTGAAGGTGTAACCTTTCTCAGATCATCTAGATCCAGGGTGCGAGTTCCACGCCCTTTCATTTGCTCAAAGTAATTTCGACTCTTCACATCCCTCATGAATAGAAGGCACTCCAAGGGCCTTACATCGGTTCCTGTGGCAATCATGTCTACCGTTACTGCTATACGCGGGTAGTAGTCATTCCTAAATTGGGCCAAGACTGACTTAGGATCCTCTTCAATCTTGTAGGTAATCTTCTTACAAAAGGCATTGCCCTCACCAAACTCTTCTCTTACCGTTTGAATGATGTCATCGGCATGACTATCAGTTTTGGCAAAAATGAGCGTTTTAGGAACCTCGGTTCGCCCTGGAAATATTTCCGGCAATTTATCTCGGAAGGTGCGAATTACCGTCCTAATTTGATCCGGATTAACAATATTGCGATCAAGCTGAGTTGCTGAATACTGCTCATCCTCATCTTGTTGTTCCCAGCGTTTTTTGCGCGTTAATTTCTCACGTCTCTCGACTAGTAATTTAGCTGGAATGACTGCGCCCTGCTGAGTAACTTGGGTATCAATTACGTAAACCTCATTTCCCACATTAACGCCATCGGCTACCGCTTTTTCATGGCTGTAGTCACTTACTACATTCTTTTTAAAGAAACCATATGTACGGTTATCTGGCGTTGCAGTAAGGCCAATAAGGCTTGCATCGAAATAGTCAAGAACCTGCTGCCAAAGGTTATAGATAGAGCGATGACACTCATCAATAAAAATAAAGTCAAAGAACTCTGGTGGAATCTTTTCACTATAAACAACGGGTATAGGTGCTTTTGCTTGAAATAATTCAGCAGGATTACTTTCCTCAGTCGCCTCATCTAACTCCTTCTCCTTGAGGATCGAATAGAGGCGCTGAATAGTACAAATACATACCTGACTATCCTTAGCAATAAATGAGGACTTTAATCTCTGTACGTTATAAAGCTCTGTAAATTTTCTATTGTCATCAATTGGCACATACGACATCATCTCTTGTTCAGCCTGCTCGCCAAGGTTTTTAGTATCAACTAGAAATAAAATACGCTTTGCATTTCCATACTTAAGTAAGCGATATATTGCTGTGATTGCTGTATATGTCTTACCAGCCCCAGTAGCCATCTGAATAAGGGCTCGTGGATGTCCCAATTTAAATGATGACTCAAGATTTGAAATCGCAACTTCTTGACAGTCGCGTAAATGCAATTCACTCGCTGGTAAGTGTTCTGGATTTAATGCTGGAATTGTCTGCAAACGTCCTTTGAGGCTAACGCCTTGTTCCAGCCACTCTTGAATGGTTTCGGGACGATGAAAACTAAACACTTCATGAGATCGAGGCTTGGGATCTCTTGCATCTGTAAAACGAGTAATAACACCGGTACTCTCGTATAAAAAGGGGAGCGGGTCTTTATTATTTACCCATTTTAATTTAGCGCCAGCATAACCTTCTGTTTGTGATTCATGCTTTGTTAAATGATGACCCTCATCTTCACGCTTTGCCTCAATAACACCCACCGCTTTTTTATTTACAAACAGTACATAATCCGCTGGACCTACATCAGTTTGATATTCTCTTATTGCCTGACCAAGGCCTTCATTAAGATTAATATTTTTGAGATTTTGCACAGCCCAACCCGATTGCCTTAATAAGACATCAATTTGATCGCGAGCAAGCTGCTCTGGGTTTTGATTTAAGGCCATATAAAATACATTATTAATTATCAAATAAATGTCAAAACTTGGTTTTATACTAACCATAATAACAATATCAATTAAGGGTATTTCAAATTTCTTTATTTGGCTCTTTTTATAAAATTTAGTAGATTTTTAATTTTTCTTGAGCTTATAGCTCACCATGTAGGGCTCTAAAGGCACACACTTGTTACCATAAACGGGGGATAAGTTAATGAAATATCAATTTTGCTTGGTCTTGCTACTCATCTCGGGGGCTGCCTATAGTCAGGCCATTTATGGGCCTAACGGTGAGTACAAAGGTTATATACAAACCTCTCCTAATGGAGTGTCTAACTCCTACAGTGCTACCGGAGCATTTCAGGGGTCAGCTCAAGTGCAAGGCAACCAAACAAATTTCTATGGGCCTCAGGGTCAATATCAAGGAAATATCCAAGCGCCGATTACAACTCCACCAAATACGACAATTGGAACGCCCCCACAGGTGAATCAAGCGCCTAGCATCAAGGGCTGGTAACCAACCAATTAGGAAAAGATATGAATATTCAATTTTTAGAGAACTCTATGTTTGACCCAATAACTATGTCTGTGTGCTTTAACGCAATAGTAGATGGGCAACGCAGAAGGATCGTGGTTAGCCAAGAAACACTCCAAGATCACTTTAGCGCAAACAATAATCCGAACTTAGTTGCTATTTTTGAGGCGAATAGACAGATAATTCAAAAGAAGGCAGTTCAAATAATTGAAGCAGGAATAGAGGGCGACGTCATTATTAAAACCAGCATGTTTGCTAATGTCTAAAATTTTTTTGTTATTTAATTTCTAGTATCAGCTCTAAGACTCGATCCATAGAGGCCGCAATAGAATAGCCAGAGTTGACTATTGCCCCCGATGATGTTGATCCAACGACTTGCGCAATTGCTGGCACATACTCTATTACAACTCCAATAATTTTGTAACGATATTCGAAGCCCTCCTGCTCCACCTCAACTACTGGTCCACCGCTATTTCCAGGATAAACTGGGCAATCAAGAACAATCGATCTAACTGCATCGTTAATGCCAGCAATAATTCCTGCGCGAAGTAGTGGACGGGAGTAGTCAAATTGCGGAAGATGCTTCAGTCCAATTGAGACTGGATAACCAAATACAAAGACATCATTTGCAATAAGGATGTCGGAGTAGCGCTTTATATTTTGAAGCTGTACTCCAATAATTCCTAACTGAGATACTTGCTTTACAATAACCCCCACAGAGGTTGAAAACATAAAGGTATCTGAATCTACATCACCTATTTTCATAACCAACACATCTAGGCTTAAATCAGATTTTAGTAGGCCGCAGCCCTCAATCAATGCTAGATCTACCGAAAGTATGTTGGAAACTGAGTCCTTTAAATTCTTTGAATACGAGCTAAGCTCAATTACTTTCGAAAAGAAAGTGTTTGTGTCCTTATTAATAAGAACGTGCCTTGCGGTAACTAAATATATCGATTGATCAGAATTAACATAGAAACCTGATCCACAAGATATCCCAGCAGTTATAAGAACCGGGTACGCTAGGTTGTCATCTGGGATTCTTCGCATAATTTATTTCAAATTTATTAAGTTAAATCTTATACCCCATGAAAAGTCAGCTAGTAAGTAGGCAGTGCGACTGGGGGTATTTTTGGGGGTACTCTTTGAAATTCGTACCTTTTTGGTCGCACGTAACTATATGATTTTGGGCTACAAAATGGCGTTTAGTTCGATCTCCGCCGACCCACCATTTTGAAGTATGTAACAGTCCAACGCCACCCACCAGGGTGGCGTTTTTCTTTACAAATAGTCACACTGATAGCCATCACATCAATTAAATTGGTAACTCATCCC